TCATATAGGCTTTCAGCGTTTCATTCTGCGCAGCCTGACTTGCGGAAAGCTGTGCAGCAAAAAGCTGCTGGCTCTGCTCTGCAATCTTGGCATCCTTAGCTTCAATGCGCTGCGCCGTCAGCGCGTCAAGCACCGCGCGGGCGTTGGCGTTCTGATTCTCGATGATGTCCCGCGTGCCGTTCTGGATAGTCTGGCGCGTGTCGCAGGCCTGCGTAGCAAGGTTGTAATTTACGCCCTGAATCGCTTCGCGGGTTTCGCAGCAGCAATTGGCCTGCTGCATTGCGAGGCTGTACCCAGATTATGGAAATTTATACCGGGTTCCAAATCCATCAAGGCGTAAAAAGCGTACAAGGCATAGTTCTAATCCAGACTCACCGTTTGGGCGTGCAATCGCAGAATCAGGAATGTCGATCAAAGACCTCTCAAGTGCTACCGGTATATCCACGTCCGCTCTGTACAGTTATACCTCCGAAAGAATCACCCCAACCGCCGAAACTGTCCAAAAAATATCGGCAGTCCTTGGTTGTGATGCTAATGCGCTCCCCTCTTGCGCGCGGGTCAAATCAGTCCTTTCGAATCAAGATTCCGAAATCGTCAAAGCAATGAATTACTCAAATATCACAGTAAGCGAGCTTTCAGAGCGAACTGGAATAGCCAAAAACCAGATATATGGATACATTAAAGGATACCGTGCTCCCAGACCAGCCACGTTGAAAAAAATTACTGAAGCTACTGGTTACCCGTTAGATATTCCAGAACCGAAGCAAAAGCAACAAAAGCCACCGATCTCCTCGTCCAGAAATGCCAATCACCCACTGATGAAAGCGATCAAATCCGCAGGCTTAACTGTCCAAGATGTTGCATCTGCTGCAGGGATTTCAAGAGCTTCGTTATATTACTACATGGACGGGACATTTGAACTCAGAGAGGAGAATCTTCAAAAAATAGCTGATTTTATCGGATGCTCTGTTTCCGATCTGAAAATAACTAAAAAATAAAAAGGCCTCTTGCAATTTAGACTGTTGCAAGAGGCCTTTTCCTAACCTAATTTACTTTTTATCGCTCTAACTCTCCGATTAACCGTTCTTTCGCTGCAATACAGCTCTGCCGCAATGTCGGCATTGTGCATCCCGCGCCGCCGCAAATCCAACACGGCGTGTTCGTCATCGGTCAGGTCAAAACAAAGGTCATCATAGTCGCTGCGACTCATTCGGAAGTCAAACTTACTTCCCATTGCCAAAGCCCTCAAGAATCTGCTTGAACGCCTGGTGCAAACCGGTAGATGCCAGCCCGCTTGCAAGGCCGGACAAAATCACGGTAGCGGTAATTTCAGGCCAATTCATCCAGCATGCCAGTGCGACACCAAGCGCCGCGCAAATGGTGGGGATATAGCGGTTGTCAACATCCTTAATCCACTGCTTGACAATCCAGCCCACGCACAGGCAGATGCCAACAATCACGGGAATCATGTATTCGGACAGAAAAGAAATATCCATTTTGCTTTCTCCTTATCAAATTCTGGTAAAAATTGCTATTGTATAGGCTTAAAATTGCTTTTCACATCCAAAAGCGGGCTATTGGGGGATGTGTTTTATTTTTCAGGCGCTTTTGCTTGCTTCTTCAAGGTCTGCGATTCGATGGTTTGCAACCTTGATTTGTTCTTCCAGCACTGGTACACGCTTAGCAAAGTTGTTGTGTTCGCGCACCTCGCGGGTGAGCTCTTCAATTTTGGTATCAGTCACGGCCTGCGCGGTGGCCATGCGCTGTTCGGTACGGCGGGATGTTGTCAGAGCTGTAATAATCGTGCCAACAACGGAGCATCCCCCGGTAATCAGGGCAACGATGATGGCATCCATGCTCATACCTCCACAATAGGAATTCCGTACTGGACAGCCGCGTCATGTTCAATGCGGCACCCGCGATAGTCCTGCCAGCCAGGGGCGAACACCACAAAATCAGCAGTGCCAAGCAACTTGATGCTTTCGCCCAGATACCACAGCGGCGTTGCGTCAGCAGGGGCGTTCTCAAAAAATGAATCAATGACTGCTAAATTTTCGTGTGTTTTCATGTACACATCAGCAATCAAAACCTTGCGTTCCTTGATAATTTCTTCGTTCGTTTTGCCGCGCATCGGCTGAGAAACAAAAAGTTTTTTCACTGCATCACCCCTCAACATACTCGGCCTTGTACAGCCCTGCATCAATCAGCTGCAGCTCTGCGCACTTGCGCATAATATACCAGGCATCGCCGCTGGATACCGGCCCAACGTCCAGCATCCACTGGTTGCCATCTGCACAGGTTTCGCGGTACAGGCCGGCGGAGATAAGCCCCAGCCCCTCGCACAGGGCGCGAATGGTTGCGCGGTCGCCGCTGGAGATACGGCCAATGGTGATTTGCTGCTTGTCCAGCTTGTTGGGGGTGGTGTCCTCCGGGGTGGGCGCGGTGTGGCCCTGCAAGCCTGCCTGGATCATCAGCTGCTCATAGTCCTTGTATACCCTGTTGCAATCCAGGCTGGTGCCGTAGCCGGGCACGCCCAGAGCGTTGCGGCTGCTGTACTGCCAGATGCCATACGGCAGGGGGCAGGTGCATGTGCTGCCATACTGGGCAACCCAGATATCGTATTTGGACAGCGCCTTGTAGTCCAGGCGGTTGCGAATAAAACCGCAGCTAGCATACAGGATGCCGTAATACCCTGCGGCCTCAATCTCCGACAAAAAGGCCTGTACAAGTGCCGTGCGCTGCGCGTTGGTCAGGCGCAGGATGCACGGCTCATACTCAATGTCATAGGCAACCGGCAGACACAGGTGCTTGCCCTTGATCGCGGCCAGGCAGCAGCGGGCTTCCTGCCGGGCTTCCGCCGGGGTGCTGGCATAGCTGTACCAGTACACGCCGTACTGGATACCCAGGCGGGCACACTCCGCTGCGTTGCGCTCAAACTGCGGGTCTTTCTGGCTGGCATGGCGGCCATACCCGGCACGCAGCATGGCATGGCGGATGCCCTTGTTATGGGCTGCCTGCCAGTCAAATCTGCCCTGATGTTTCGATACGTCGATTGCGTCAATCATTTCCTTGTTCCTCCGATCTTCTTTTATCTGCCAGTGCCGCCCCATCCCACCACAGCTGCGCCAACAGTTCGCGCTCTGTGGTGGTGTCCAGGCCCTCACGTTCCAGCCGATCCAGTACAGCATCCACAAGATCAAGGGCCATAGACAGCGTGCGGGACAGGCGCTGCGCTCGCTCGTTGTCCGTCACAGCTGTCCCGGCATGGCAGGCCAGCTCACATCATACGGGAAGCCGGGCTGCTCCGGCACATCCCGCAATGCCTGGCGGTAGGTCGCCCATGCCTGCTTGTCCGTCTTGGCATCGTCCAGCACGGTCCAGTCGCAGGCAGAGATCAGCCGGTCACGCTCTGCGCGTACCTGGGCAGCGGCCTGGGTGTGGTCTGCCTGCTTGACGGCCTCCGCCCAGATATCGGGCGCGGTTTCCAGCGCACCGGCAGGCAGGGCAATTCGCGTCTCATAAGTTGTATAGCGGTAACCGTTCCAGGGCGTGTCCATATCGGACACAGCCGGGCGGCTTGCTGCTTCTTCGTCTTCATACAGCCGCACCAACGTGCGGCCATCTTCCAGCGGTTCCGTCTCATAGCGGGGCCGCTTTTCGTTGCATTCGATTTTAAGCATTTTGTATCGCCTTTCTGATTTTCCGGTAACTTATCACGCCGTCAACGTGCTTGACCCGAAAATGGTGCATATCTGCATGTTTTAGCTGCCCGATCCGGCAGGCAGCCTGCCGGGCCTGGTGCGGTGTTGGGTTGCCGTGTGGCCGCTTGCTGATATCCAGACACAGCCGGATCAGGCGCTTGCTGGTACGCTTGCGGTAGATGGTGTGGTCGCAGTAGATCACAAAACCCAGGCCATCCAGGGCGCGTCCGCGGTGCTCACCGTCAGCGTCTATGTAGTCGGTGCGGTATACCTGCCAACTGCTATTGATGGTATACCCTGCTGCGCACAGCCAGTCCATGGCGGCCTGCAGGGCACGATGCAGCTTGCGCTTGTTTGGGCCATACATGTGGATATTGTCCACATACCGGTAATAGTGCCGCACGCCATCCAGGCTGCGCACATAGCGGTCAAATGCCGTCATGGCCAAATTTTGGAACCAGTGGCTTGTGACATAACCGATAGGCAGGCCATTGGCAAAACTCTGTACCACAGCATCAGCCAGGCGCAGCCAGTACTTGTCCTTGATCAACTGCCGGTATCCGTACATCACAAAATCATGGTCCGTTTCCGGAAAGTTGTGGTGGATATCCAGCTCCGCGCCATATTTTGTGCCCGCGCGGTCCGTTTTGATCCAGTACTCCACATGCTTTTTGGTGCTGTGTGGCCCACGTCCCCGGATACCTGCCACGCAGTAGGGGTCAAGTTTCGGCACAACCCTGTCATAGATGCTGTCGATCAGTATCCAGTGCATCACGCCATCGGGCCAGAATGGTACATAGTCGATGTCACGCAGCTTGCCGTTGCTTGGCTCATAGTGCCGGGTGCGGATTGGCTTGCTGGGCACCCAGTCGCCGCATATGATCCAGTGCTGCACTTGTGCAACACATTCATCTGCATGCAGCAGGGCGGGCACCGTGGTCGGATCGTCCATGCGTTTCTTTGCATGTTCAAGCATCTCCCCTCTGATAAAATTCCGGTCTGTCATGACCGGCAACAGGTTTCCAATGCGTTTAGGCATGTTATAAGCTTTCTTTGGCCACAAACCATTTCGCCCGGTGTTTGCCGCCTACTAAGGTTTCCGGATGGGCCAGGTTATAGCTAGAGCTCAGGCAGATTGATCTTGCATAATAAGGTCACGACCAACAGCACAGCTTGCTGTGCTGCCGCCAAAGAAAGGTCACCGCCGATGTTCCACCAGGCGTCGCCCGCGTCGTAGTAGAGGGGGAGGTAGAACGGGCCTGCGTTGCCGCCGTTGTTGGAGTTGCCGCCACGCAGAGCGATACGGTATAAGATCAAGAGCCTTTTGCATAATGTCATATTCGGATAGGTTTTATCGGGGGCCTTGCGGTCCCCGAACCCCCGCTTAACCGGGGATAGAAAGGTCACCGCCGATGCTCCACCAGGCGTCGCCCGCGTCGCAGTAGAGGGGGAGGGCGAACGGGCCTGCGTTGCCGCCGTGGTCGGAGTGGCCGCCACGCCGAGCGATACGGATTCCGGACTTATTGATCCAGAAATAGTCTGCCAGGTAAGTACCAGAGCTGCCACCAACGGACTTGGTAATCTGCACGCTGGGGGCACGATCATCCTGCTGCAGGGCGGTCGCCCAACCTTCGTCTGGTATCGCCATCGTGTCAAGGGCAATGTAGCCGTCGTTGGATGTCCAGCTGTACTTTGTGGGGTCATCGCACCAGTACGGTACGCCGTCAACCAGCTTCCAGTCACATTCAAAGCGCCACTGGTTGCCATAGAGCGGATTTTCCACGCCGTAAAATACAAAACTGTGCCGTCCATCGGTGTTGCTGACGGGGCTGCCGCAGGTGGCAATCACACTGTTTGCGGTGCCGGTGCTCTGCATTACGCGCCATACCTTGTGGTCGGTCGTGGTGGTTACGGGATCGCCGTCAAAATTAACCTTAACGTTGGTGGCATCACCATCAATGGTTTCCACGCTGGTGACAATGCGGCGTTTTGCAATGGTTTCGTTTTCATCGCCGGTGCCGATAGAGATCACCATGCCAGGCTCAATGCCGGCACTCTTGGCAACCACCACACTGGTAGCATTGTCAGTCGCGGCGGCAACCGCAATGTTAGTGCCGTACAGGCTCACACAGCCATTGATCTTGCTCTGCGCATGGCGCGTGCCGTATACAACAATCATCAGGTAGGCCAGCACCTCAAAGTCGGCACTGGTGCCAATGCTGTAGGTATCGCCCCATTTGCGGGCAGCGGCCAAAAACTGCGTGATATTCTGGTTGCCAGTCGGCACGGCACCGGCAATGCTGTGCAGCTTGCCTTCTGTGCCAATGCTGCCGGGGAAAGCACGCACATAGCATTTCTGCTTGAGACTGCCGTCCGCGTTCAAGAATTTGCGCGGGGCGCGGTAGCCGGGCAGCATGGACATGCTGATGGACGGCGCAACGTCCAGCATGCCGGAGACATAAAACAGCGGGATTTCCACCAGCACTTCGCCGTTGGTGCCATCCTCAATGTAGCCGGGCTGGCCCTTGTACGCATTAACCTTAACAGTACCATCTGCGTTCAGGGTGCAGCAGCAGCGGCGCATGCCCGCCCAGGGGTAGACGGCATCAAAGCTGTTCTGCCCTGCGCTGGTGTCAGTGCCAGGCGTAAACACAAAATCTTTGGCTGCGCCTACACGGGTGCCCGCGCTGGCACTGCCGGAAAAGTTCACGCCGAAAATGGCCTGACTGGTTACAATGCCAGCCACCTGCGCGGCATAATTCTTGGCATCGTCTGCGCTTTTGGCGGCGGCAGTCTCGCTGGATTTGGCCGCTGTGGCGCTGCTGGCCGCGGCTGTGGCCTTTTCGCTTGCGCTGCTTTCCGCAGTATCAGCCCCCGTCTTAGCTGTCTCAGCGGCGTTCTGTGCCGCTTTGGCGGCAGTCTCCGCGTTGGTTGCGCCCTGGGCAGATCTGGCCGCGGCGGTTTTGGAGCTTTCGGCAACCGTTGCACTGCTAGCAGCATTATCCGCGCTGGATTTTGCCGCTGCGGCCTGCGTGGTGGCGGTGCTTGCAGCGCCGCTGGCGGTACTGGCAGAGCTGGCGGCAGTCTTTGCACTGTTGTCTGCTGCCGTTTTGGCAGATTCCGCGCCGGTTTTGGCCGTCTCTGCCGCGCTCTGGGCGGTTTTAGCGGCTGCAGAACTGGCGGCAGCGTTTTTTTCGCTTGTGGCGGCAGCCGCTGCGCTGTTGCCTGCATCGGTCGCTTTGCCGGATGCAGTGCTGGCGGATGCGCTCGCAGCATCCTGGCTGGCTTTGGCCGCCGTCTGGCTTTCCTTTGCGGCGGCAGCGCTGGCGCTGGCCTGATCAGCGGAGTTTTTCGCGGCAGCAGCGTTGCTGCCTGCGCCGGTCTCCGCCGTTTTTGCCGTTTCCGCGCTATTGGCTGCTGCATCTGCACTGCCCTGCGCTTTGGTAGCGGACTGTGCAGCCGCTTCAGCTAATCTGGCAGCGTCATGGGCGCTTCCAGCCGCAGCCGTTGCGCTGGCCGCTGCATTATCCGCGCTGTCCTTGGCGTTGCTTTCTGCCGTCTTGGCGTCCTGCGCACTGCGGGCGGCCTCTTTGGCGGCAGCGGCAGCACCGGTGTAGTTAGCCAAGACCTGATCCACAAACTGCTGCCACTTGTCGGGCGTGGGGTCGGGGGTGACGTTGCCAACAGTGGCGTGGTCCTGCACCAGATAGTAGGTCGTGCAGCTGATCACCTGCTGCCCCTCTCCGGTGCCCACAAAAGTCAGGGCGCAGCGGCCTGCTGCCGCCTGCTGGGTGGCAGTAGCCTCCGGCGGTACGTCCAGCATGCCGTCAGCATCCACCAGCACCTCAACGGCGCTGGCAGCCTTAAACGTGGCAACAATGGTCAGGCCATCCCATTCCGGGCTGCACAGCACCCGGATGCGCTCATTGCCATAGCTGTCATAGGTGCCCAGGCGCAGCGGGCCTTCAAACGTTACGGCCTTGTAACCGTTCAGGTAGATGTCATGATTATAGGGTTTCATGCGGATCACCCCTTATTTCTGCTGATTGGCCGGTGCATTGCTTTTGGCGGAGACGGTACCCTCGGTGATCCCGCTTTGATCTCCTTTTTCCGCGGCTGCCTCCTGGGCCTCCATGTTCGCTCTCACGACATACAAAATATTTTCAAGGATCAGCTCAGATGTGGCGTACGGAATTTTAGCTTCATTTAAGGCTGCCACGATTTTGCGGCGGCATTCATGGGTTCTTTTGCTGTCGGTCATTGGTTTTTTCCTCCTTACAGTCGTGCGTTTACAGCGTTTTTCAGGGTTGCAATGGCGGTCAGCAGATCATCATCCAGGGCCACAAAAGATGCCCGGTTGTTCTGGCTGGTGATGTTGCCGTCACTGTCCAGTTCGGCGTAAGTGTAGCTCACGCGTTCGCCCTCAGCGGTCGTTACGATTGCCACGGCGCTCAATTTTTTCATATTTCGTTGCCCTCCAAATCTTCTAGTAGTGTATCAACGGCCAGGTTTGCTCCGGTATCCATGGTTAATAGATCCTCTGCTGCATCGGCACCGGCATCCAGGGCACGCGCGGCGGTGCTGGCCGCCATGTCAATGCCCGCCGGAGTGCCTGCAGGATAATTGCACTCGCTGGGTTCGGCGTACTCGCCCTCGTAACCGCGCTGTGCAGTCATAGCCATCCAAGAGAATTTCTGCCCTGGTGCGCCATGTACAATGGCGTACTGGCCGCAATCCTCAGCCCATAGGTGGCCGGTGCCATCGCAGTCCGTCAGCAGCCAGGTCAGCTGCCCATGTTGAGCCACCGTCTCCGCATAGCGCGGATCAGGTACGATCAGGCACCAGCCGTCCGGCCCGCATTCACCGCGCCCCCAGTCCGCAAAAGTCGGAGTGGGAGTTTCAAAAGCAGCCATCTTGATTGGGCCAAAGCTGGTGGACACGATACGGGACTTGCTACCCCACGCGCTCAAATTCTTACAATTGAGCGTACCGGACACACCCACGCGGGTCGTGTTAAAATCCGCGTCGCTGTCATCGCTGCGGTTGTAGGCGATCTGCATCCCAACGTAAGATGTGGGGTTCAGCCCGTCCACCCAGCCGTACTTGGCGTACTTGCTGCACGCGCCAATGTAGCTGCTGCCCGCCTCTGAGTACAGAACGCCGGTTAATCCAATCGACCCGGTGTTGATGGTGGCATACCAGGCGATGTGGCGGTTATCCAGAAATACGCGCTCACCGGCCTCGGTGCCCATGCGAATCCAGGCGTTGTCCAGGTCGTACACGGTGGTGTAATTCAGGTTGTGAATCTGCCCGGTCGTGATGTTGCCGCCGTTGATAATGGTCTTATCCTGGTTCCAGGTACTCAAATCCGAAAATGTCACCACGCCGGATAGGTTGATCTGTGCGCTGGTGATCTCTGTTCCGCCTGCCGTCAGCTTGATGGTGCTGCTGGTTCCGCTTGTGCTGGCCGTCAGCTTAATTTCGCTCACCGTCTGCTTGATCTCGGTTTTGGTTTCGTTGGCGGTCAGATAGTCGCCAGTGCTGGCCGTCCAGGCAGTAGGGGCGTTGCCCATCTGCACCATGGGGTGCATGATGGTCAG